CTTTTAAGGCCGATGGCGGAATTGTTGAATATACCACAAAAGCACCTGCAGGAACGAATGGAACTAATATTGTATTTAATATTGAAGAAATATTTGGTCAAGTTATAAGATTAGACCCTAGATTAGGAGATAAATTCACAAGCGATGTCAGAGATGATATCGATGCAGTATCAGGTATGGCATTATTAACAGTATCAATAATAGGTTCATTTACAAGTGGGGAATAAATGGGTAAAATAATAACACTCGCAAAAACTAAAGAATTACTTGGTATAACAAATACTGATCTTGATACAGAGATAACAAGATATATTCCTATAATTGACGCTAAAGTGAAACTGATAACAAAGAACCGATACAACACTCAGGTGCTTGGTGATACAACAGCAGATTCAACAACGGTTAAATTAAAATCAATTCTTAATAACACATTAGGGCAATTGGATTTTTTTGCTAATCCAAGATGGTTTGATACATGTAATTTAGGGATAAATAATTCATGGTGTATTGAGGATTTACAGGAATATCTTGACATAGGAATGTTAATATCTGGTGGTAGTATACCGGCAGATGTTTATATTGATGAGGTTTTCTATAATGGTTTTTCTGTAGCATTGGGTTCTGATACTTTCGCAATACCGACAATAACACTTTCAACAGCAGCGACCGAGACAGCAGCCGGAGTACAGATATTCTTAGGCTTTAATATTGGCTTACAGACAACAGTTGCAAAAGGCATTGCCTGGTTAATTAATGAGGAAAATCAGAACACACCATTAGCCGGTTTACTTTCACGGTCCATAGGACCCACAAGATTATCATGGAGCGTGTCACAATCTCAAATTGATGGACGTTATGGAATGCCTTCGTGGTTCGTTAAAGCCTTCCCTGTTTATATGAGTGGTCACTAGAATGGCTTGGTTAGATGCATTTACAGAAGAATTTAATACCTCAATAGTAATATCCGGTAGGGGCGATCCAACAGGTCAAGGAGCTGATGGTCAATTAACCTATGCAACGGGTATAACTAAATATACCGGCCTTTGTGCATTTTGGCAATTATCAGCAAATGAAATATTTGCATATGATAGAATAGGTAATCCTTCGACTCACAAAGTTGTAATTTTACCAGATGATATATTGTTTGCTCTTGCACCATTTGACACCGCAGTAATAGACAGCAAAACTTATGACATGTATGTACCGGATGATGTTATCCAATCTGGAGACGTAACACAGTTTACTGTAAGGATTCGTAGATGATTACGATTATTGTTTATTATTCAATTCAGTTATCAAATCATGATATGTTTTTTTTAAGTCAAGGTGGTCATTCATGAGGTTGACATATTCGAGTTGTATATTCCACAATCTATCAAGTAATTTTGCATATTTATCTTCTAAAGTATTTTCCATAATATTCTCCTTATTTATCAATGTATATCAAATTAAACAATTTAACAAGGGGATTTTATGCCATTAAAAACAGAAGTTAAAACAGAATGGAATGGAAAAGAGGTTATGAAAGACTTTGATAAAGCTATGTTTAAATCATTATTCACAGGTGCCTCTATAGTAGAAGGTCAGGCAGCTGCTACTGTATCAGGTCAATCAACTGATTTAGGTCAATTATTGCAATCCATAACTAAACAAGTTAGTTCAACTAAAGCAGTAATAGGAACTAATGACGCAAAGGCTCCACATATTGAGTTTGGGACTCGTCCACATGCAGCACCGATATCAGCACTTCAAGGATGGGCAGATAGACACGGGATACCAGTCGGGGCAGTATGGATGAGCATAAAAAGAAAAGGTACAAAAGCACAACCTTTCTTATTGCCTGCTCTACTCAAGAATGTTAAAAAGATTATCGCAGTATTTGCAAAGAATAATATTAATTTAAAGTGGGTGCATAGATGACAGATTATGAAGCTATAATTGACGTACTATTAAATGAATCCTCTATTACTGATAAGGTTGCAAAACTGATAAATAATGCAGGATCCGCAACGGCTTTTCCTGCTGTTATGTTTGGCGATTTACCAGATAATCAAGTTGTTTATCCTGCTATATCTTTAAGACGTTTAACGAAAGATAAATTAAACGGAATTGAGACAGGTTTTTTTATATGCGATTGTTGGGCAGAGACGATGACAGCAAGTGTAATTTTAGCAGAAGCAGTAGATGAGTTATTTACAGATTCTTTCGTATTTGCAAGTGACTATGCTTTTAAGTCTACAAGTGATATAATTAGTACAGTGAGTGACGGGACTTATAATAATACTCCCGTAAATATAAAGGTTACATACATACGGAGGTAGTATCATGGCAACAAATCAAACGACTGCACAAGATCCCAAGACAATTATAATTGGATCGGCAAAAGCTGAATATTCAACAGATAACGGAAATTCATTTACAAATGTAGGGCTTGGTGATGGTTTTAGTTTTACTGAAGAGATTACAGCATTGGATTCAGCACCCGAAAATGGAACTGCGCCAGATATTTTAAGAGGTGTAGCAACTCAGATAGCAATAATAACTGGGAATCTATGGGAGTATAATTTAACTAAACTTAATGCAATCAGAGGTGGTATTGATATTTTATCATCTGTTGCATCTTCTCTTGTTGAAGATGAAGTTCAGACAGTAGCATCGGGGGACTGGGCTTATGATATTCCAATAGAAATGACGGGTCAAAATCAGAGTGGTTTAATACCAACTATAAACAGTGTTACCGGAAGCGTTGACGGCGCAATAGTTTTACTAACTGATTATACAACCCTGAAAACTCCTGATGGAATATGGTCAATAGTTGTACTTGATTCAGCAACACTAACAACTGAAGTTCAGAACATCTTGATTGATACAGACTACACACCTTCCGCAAGTACTTCATTATCGACTGGTGGGCTTTCCTCTATGGTTCCTATTTGGTGGAGATTTACAAATGATGTACCGGATAAAGCAGACGCAGCAGACGCAACAGCAAACGCAGGAATAAGCGAAGATGATTCAATTTTTAGGCGCAGAATATTTGATTTTTATTCTTGTACAGTCAATGCAGGAGACGCTTTGACTTTTAAGAGCAAGGACGATACAAGCCCTGAAGATCCTTATGTTCTTTCTTTAATGGCGGAGATAGATCAGGACAGAGCAACATTAGGTGATCAGCTTAAAAAAGTAACTTCGTCAATAGTAGCACAGTAACCCACTCAGGGGCGTTCATTACTCCTTGTGAGCGTCCCTTTATTTAAGGAGTAAGGAAGTGAAAAAAGCAAAGGAATATTATAAAGAAATCTTAGAAGTTGAATTACTTAATGATACAGATAAACTAACTAGAAAATGTAGAGACGTTTTAAAAGAGTTTGTTTATGAAATAAGAGAACTTTCTGAGGTTAGAAATGTATCAACTGATATTGGGATTTTAGCTATAGTTAAAGAGCAGAATAATAAATGGAATGCTTTATGTAATAAATGTGAATATTTAACAAGAGATGCAATAAATAGTTTCACTGATCATATGTTAAAGAGGGTTTGATGGAAAAGAAGATTTTAAAAATAGGTAAAAGAGAATTTGATTACTCATGGATAAGTGTTGGGCGAACTATTAGAGCCTCAGATATTTATTTCAGCGCATTTAAAACAGAGCAAAAAACCAACAGCGCAGTAGTGCCGATTATTGTTGATGCTGTTATTATTTTAATACAGAAAGATTTCAATTTTTCATTTGATTGGCTAAGACGAAGATTGATAACACGTAAATATATTTTACGTCATTTAGGATATACCGAACTTTCTGATTTTTTAGAGGTTGCTCTTGAACCGATCCTGGGAGATAAAAAAAAAGAACTGAAAGCAAGGGAAAACATAGACATGATACTGGAGAAACTATTGGAGAAGATAACACCAGAGGAACTCAGCGAATTATTGCAGAAACAGCTTGCATTTACGGATGGACAAAAGACTATATCTACAACCGACTCAGTGCAAGCGAGTTAATGCAGTTTTGGAAAGATGGGTATAAATACGATATGATAAGGCATGGATTTAAGTTTGAAGAGAAAACAACCCTTGAGCAAGCAGACGAAAAACGGGCAAAACTTAAAGCATTGTATGGAGGCTTGACATAATGGCAGGTTCATTTCTAGGCAGTTTACTTGTAGAGATAAAAGGCGATAACTCAAGTCTGGATAAATCAGTTAAAAAATCAGAAGGCTCAATCAAGAAGTTTTCTAAATTTGCGGTCGGGGCTTATGCACTTGTCGGGGTTGCAATTATAGCAGTTGGTAGAAAGTTTTCTAAACTTGCAGCGAGTGCAGAGGAAATACAAAGTAAGTTTAATGTTGTATTTGGCAGAACAGCTAAAGACGTTCAAGAATGGGCTAAAACTTATTCTGATTCAGTCGGTAGAAGCATAAGTGATAGTTTGGATTTTCTAGGCTCTATTGGTGATTTATTAAAACCGTTAGGATTTCAAAAAGAAGCTGTTGACGATTTGTCAAAAGTAGTTGTAACTCTTGCGAATGATTTAGGCTCTTTTAATGATATGCCGACAGCCGATGTTATGAGAGATATTCAGTCGGCAATGGTCGGAAACTTTGAGGTTACTAAAAAATATGGTGTAGTACTTAATGAGGCAGTCATAAAGCAAGAAGCTTTTAACCGTGGATTGTTTAGCGGTAAAGGTGTTGTTGATGCTCAAGTAAAAGCACAGATTGCGCTTGATTTAATTATTCAAGGAACTAATGACGCACAAGGTGATTTGTTAAGAACACAAGAAAGTGCAACCAATGTTGGTATAAGACTTGAAGCAGCAACAAAGGATTTAGGTATTGCTCTTGGTGTAGTAATCAATGAAGGATTAACACCAATGAAATCCGCTCTTGCAGATGTAACAAAAGGGTTCGCTGATTTAATAACAGAGGCAACAGCAGCCAATAAGTTAATGAAAGATTTAAGAGACGGGTCGGACGTTTCAGGTGCAAGTATTGAGGCTTTGGAGGCTTCTCTTGCAAGATTGAATGCAGAACAGGCAGCCGGTTCAGCACTTGGAGTTAATAAAAGAATAAAAGAAGAGATCGCAGCAGTCGAGGGTTTAATTGCAGCCTATGGAACACAGGACTTATTTTTAATTAAAGCTGCAGAATCACAATTGGCACTTGCCAGAGCTGATGTAGATTCAGCAACAGCAAAACAAGCTCTATTGGATATAGAAGAATCAGCATTATTAAGACTGGAAGAATTACGTTTTGAAGCTTTAAGCAGTGAAGAAAAAGAAATAGAATTATTACAAGAACAAATAGATCATTGGGCGACCCTTAGAACAGAGGGTGCAGAAGTACAAACTTTAATAAATGAACTTGTGAGACAGCGTAATGAATTATTAGAAGATCAGAAAGACATAATTGATGAAGTTGCAACAGCTCAAGACTTTATGTTTGATAATGGCATGGTTAAAGCTAAAGAACAATCAGAAGCAATTAAACAACTAGAAATAGATTATAAAGTTTTAGCAGAAGATGGGCTTGGTTCTTTCGTCTCAGCTTTTCAGATGGTAGGTCAAGAAGGCGTTACGGCATGGGATGTTGTAAAGCAAGCCGGGAAAGATGCAATATCAGCAATATTAAAAGGATTAGGTCAGCAATTATTAGTTGAATCATTACGTCAATTTGCTTTCCCTTTAGGGATAGGTATACCAAGCGGTATAAGATTTGCAGCAGCATCGGCGGCAGCATTTGCCGGGGCTGGCCTTGTACAAAACCTTGCAGAGGGTGGAGTTTTACAACCATCAAGCGGAGGAACGCCGGCAATCATGGCAGAGGCAGGAGTTGCAGAAATGGCAATGCCTTTGACAAGTTCAGCTATCAACCCTTTTGCGGATGCGGTTGCTTCAAGGATCTCAACAACTACGAATAACAATACTCAGAACTTTAATAGCACTTTCAGCTTAAACGATGACAATCAATTAAGGGAAGCAGCAAGATTATTATTTCCTTTCATGCGTGACGAAGATATAAGAAGGGGGATAACTGTATGAGTCAAATATTACAATTAGGTTTATCAGGTTCAGAAACTACCCTCCCTACCGAGTCGAGGTCATTTACAGCTTTCGATAATGCTTTAATTTCAACAGAGGGGCGAAGCGCAGACGGGACTTTACATACTGATTTTACTAATAATAAAGAAGGATTTGTGATAGTATATGCAGTAGTAACAGAAGCCAATAAGGACGTAATAACAAACATCTATAAACTGCAAATATCAAACGGTACTTTTTTAAGTTTTATTTATACCATACAATCAGGGGCAACGGTTAACAAGACTGTAAAAATGTCACCTCCATCATTCGGGGCGGTTGTCGTGAAAGATATATTTTATCATAATGGCGTTACTATCAATTTAGAGGAAGTTTAATGTTGAATTGTTATAATTGTTTGCATTATGCAAAAGATAAAAATAAAAATATCTGCAATCAATCAGACCCGTGGATAATACCGGAAGAATTTTTAAATGGTTGTGAATCACATTGGGGTGAATTAACATTAAAGAAAAATGCAGAACATACTACAACAAAGGCAATTAAATGCTAACCACAACCCCTGAGTTTGATACAGCAATAGCAGCCAACGCAAGGAAGGTAACCGCAAGGATAAAGATAAATTATACAGATGCTTTTTTGGATACGACTATATCTGCTGATTCAATCGGGACTGATTTTTTATTAGAAGATGCAAGCGATATAATTATTACAGAAGATGATCAGGCGTTAAAAACTGAGGGTAATAACCGAGTGAGTCAAAATGATCAGGTTGTTAATGGTCGGTCGGAAACTACACACAAATGGTTTTCTTTTGAAATTGAAAACCTACTTAATAATATGATCACTCAAGATGGCCAGGATATTATCACAGAGGATGCTGTTGACTTTATACAAACAGAGGTTGATTTTGAACAGCCTGTTAATAGACTTGATGGAACATGGCATTTTGCACCATCACCGGAGGCAGCCAACTTTAATGAAATAGGATGGTGGGGAGATGCAGTAAGTGATTTAAATGATGTAGTTCCAGGTGACCAGGGGCTTGTAGTAACATTTTCAGCCAGACGTGTTACATCTTTTCAGGTTGTCGGGGATGATAAACGAAATGAATTCCCAGTAGATTTTACAGTTGAGTTTTATGCAGGTGCAAGCCTTGAAGGAACCGAAACAATAACAACAAATACTTTAGTCAACTATTCACAGGACATTACACCCTTAACCGGGATAACATCTATTGAGCTTCATATTACTTTATGGTCAGATCCTTACAAAGTGCCTAAAATAATAGAACTTGTTACAAGTGTTTTCGAGACTTACACCTCTACAAATATAAAAGATTTCACTGTAACAGAACAACGTGAAATTAGTAATAATAATTCAGTGCCGACAGGAAATATAGCAAGTAACGAAGCTGATTTGTCTATCATGAATTTTGATAGACGATTTGACGCAGGTAATACAGCAAGCCCATTATTCGGACTCATAAAACCTAATAATAAAGTAGATATAGAAATAGGTGTTTTAACATCTTCAGGAATGTTTGAATTTGTTCCAGTAATTACCGGATGGTCAGGCGGTTGGAATGTTCCTGATAATGCTATTATAGCAAGTGTTAGAGTAAGAGATAGATTGGATATTCTAAACCAGTCCATGATTACAACATCAACAGTTATAGTAGATAATACTTTCTTAGATTGGTTTGAACTTGTTTTAAATGATGGTGGTTTAGCAAATACGGAATTTAATATAGACCCTGTTTTAGATGGTTCTATTTACGTTGTACCGTTTGGATGGTTTAATAATATCACTCACAGGAAAGCCTTACAGATATTAGCCGAGTCTGCAAGTGCAGCGGTTTACGTTGATAGATCAGGATTGATACAGGTACAGTCTGTTGATTATTTTGAGGTTAATAATTTAGATTCTGAATTAAGTTATAACCGATCAGATTACATGGACAAATCAAATCAACCGATTTATGAAAATATAGTTAATAAAATATCTGTAACTACTCAGCCATTAGAAAAGACAACCAGTCAAACAGTTTATCAAACAACGTCAGCAGATCCTGAAACAATACTTGCAAATAGCGTAACAGAATATGAAATAACTTTCAGAACTAAACCAATATCTGATGGAGTGCCAACGGTGGATCCTCCTGTTGCTGGTGTAACGGTTACTGATTCTGATTTATTTGCATGGGGTGGAACGGTAGAGGTTACAAATACAAACGCAAGTTCACAGGATTTCAGAATAAAAGTTGTTGGGTCTACTTATGCAGTCGAAGGGCAGAAAACTATTACGGCATTAGATCAGGATTCTATAGATGACAACGGGACTTTCTTTTTAAATTATAAAGAGAATGATTTCTTACAGAATAATAATCTTGCAGGGAAAATTGCAAATACATTGTTGAAATCTTTCAAGGATCCACAGAGAGATTTGACCGTGACATTCTCACCCGGAGGAAATCCGGCACTTGAAAACACAGACAGAATCAGCATAGTTGATTTGTATAGTACAAAAGAGTATAATTTAATAAGCCAGAGAATTAAATATGATGGCGGTTTGAGTATGGAACAAAAAGGACGGGTTACACAGACGACAGTAATGTTGACTGAAACCGGGGATAATTTAATTACAGAAGATAATTTATTTATAGTTTTGGAATAGGAGGAAATTATGGCAACAGGTCAAAAGATATCAGCACAGACAGTGGCTACAAGTTATGATAGTGGCGACTTAATGACAATAGTACAATCAGGGGTTAATAAAAGTGTGGATCATGACGTGCTTATGGATGATACACAGGTTTGTAAAGCGTGGGTTAATTTTGACGGGACAGGAGTTGTGGCTATTCGTGACGACTTCAATGTAAGTTCAATTACAGATCTTGGAACTGGTAATTATCAAGCAAATTATACAAATGTTATGAGTGATATAAACTATGTAATTGCAACATGCGGTTCCAGTGTATCTACTGATGGGAGGCATATATTTGAAAATGCTGCCAAAACAGTAAATAATTGCACCGTAATAACAACAAATGATCCTGCTGCCGCAACTGATTCTACTGATGTCATGATTATAATTTTCGGATCATAAGGAGATAATATGAAAAAAATAGTATACGAAAGAGAAACAGGAATAGCAGTTATTACACCATCAAAAGATTATCAGGAAAAAATAGTTGACCGAGATATACCGGCGGTTGTTGAACTTGCAAAGATAGAAGATGGAAAGTTAATTCCTGCAAGAGTAATTAAACCGGCAATATATGAATTCCACATGGAAACCAGATCAGGATTTGAAAGAGCGATGAAAGATATTCCTGAAGGTGCAACATATAAAATCATTGAAGATACAGAACTTCCACACGATAGAACTTTTCGCAATGCATGGAATTACGATCTAAAAGAAGATATCCTAAAGTCAAAAGAAATCTGGAAAGAGAAATTAAGACGGGATAGAGAGCCTTTATTTTTTGCCAATGATTTAAAAATCAGAGATGCAAATATTGAAGGTGATATGTCGGCCTTATCTGTTGCAGTTGCAGAGCGTGATAGATTGCGTGATATAACTAAATTGGTTGACGATTGCAAAAGTATTGTAGCAATCAAAAAGGTTAAAGTATGAGCTTAGATACTGTACCGAAAACTAACTTTGAATCTGACGATGGTGTCTCCTTTTCTGATTTTAACGAAGTCGGATCTAATCTACAAGCTCTTGAAGATAGTAAAAATCAAGATGGTGATAGCCCTACTTATATAACTGAAACCGTTACGACTTCTAATACTACAACAGCAAATGTAACAACTTTAAATGTAGGTGATATAAATCCAAATGCTATGACAGCTGCAAATATATTTATATCAAATGGAGCTTCATGGACTCCATCGGCAGGATTTTATATTATCGAAGATATAAATAATGTTATTGTACAAATTAACTCAAGTGGTTTTAAAAGTACAGCAGCAGGATGCTTTTTTACAAATGGGTCACTTGTAAGAGTATTAAATAGTTCAGGTGGAGACGTGACCCTTGATTATCTTAAACTTTAATTACTGTCAATTACATAATCAATAGTATTACTAACGCCATTGATAATAACATCCATTGAAAAGTAATATAAATCAACGGGTGGATTTAAAGCCGTGAAATCAGTTACATGATCACGGCCTTCACCTACTGTATAAATCCTATCTGACGAAACGGTGAAATCAGGCGTATCATAGAATCGTACATAGTCATCAATTTCATGCACAATCAATTCAAAAGTAATTCCTTCAGAAAGAAACCACTTGTCAAAGTGTCCCATCCCGTTATCAAGAACTACCATTGTCTCTGATTCGAGTTTAATTAAATTATTCGAATAACCTATAACGCCATATTCAAATATAGGCTCTTCATTAGAACAACCTTGTAACGAAATCATGACAATAGTTATTATCACTATAATCAATAATGATATCATATAACAAAATGTTCGCTTGTCGTTTTCGTTTCTGTTCATATTATCCCCTCTATAATTAAATTGATACACATTGCAATTGTCATCATTGTAGTACCTACCAATACTCCTATATAAAATTCCTGAGTACTAAATAATTCCTTAAAGTATTCTTTCATATTTCTCTCCCTTGAATCTGATATAAACTTTTACTTTTAGAAATGCAAACCGCCTTTTTATTCACCTGTTCAGTATTCCACAATCTCAAATATCTCAGACAAGTTCCAACAAACGGCTGATTGCCTGTTTTTCGACATACAACATTACGTAGGTTCTGACTGTAGAATCTTTTCATTACAGGGATATTATTTAATAGTGCAAATGTTGCTTGTCTATTGTTCATGGATGTTTCCAATTATTTCAATATCTTCTAATTGATCCCAAAAATGTAAATAATAACCTGCTCTATGGTTCTGCTCTTTATCTCTTGGCATAAAAGAAGATTTATGCTCTATCCATACAACCTCACAGTTTTGGTATTGATCTAATGGAAAAGCAGAGATATCTTTAAATGTTACAATATCACCCTCATATATCTTTTTACCGTTCTTATCTTTTAAGCCGGTGTATTGTTCCATAGTAAAAGATTCACTTTGGTGGTAGCCTATCCATGTTTTATCTATTATAACAGCTCTATTTAGGCGTCTCATTTCAAACTCTATAGGCTCGTAGATATACTCATTCTCGATCTCATCCCATGCTCTAAACTTTATTTCTCTCATTCTATTACTCCTTGCCCTCTAAGGATATCCATTATGATAGGTTCGACTATAGATCTATCCTTTTCCATCATCTGCAATCTTGCCCTTTCATTCCTTGCTTCTAATCTTTTAACCTGTGATACAGTAGCTTTGAAACAGAATTGACTTACGGTTTCAGTTCCCGATAAAAGGGTTTTTATACTGTTTTCCAGATCCTTATCAATATGTAACGTTGTATTCATCTTAACTCCTTTAATTTGTATACAGCCCTGTATGTAATTATACGTTTTTAGCGTTCAATGGTCAATAGGTAAACACAGGATAGTCAATGAACTTTCCCCTGCTTACGTGCGATATTTTCAATTACCAACCCTTCTATCCCATCCCGTTTATCAGCAGTATCCATTAGTGAATCTATGATAGAAGCAACCTTCTCTTTTAATAATTGATTATTACCAACATCTACAAGTGCATTTGATTTTAAAGAGTCTACAGGAAGCCAATTTAGCCAGTTGTCAATTATCCGTTTACCGTACAATTTTCTATTAGATAAAGTATTGCCGATTATATGCGCTCTTTGTGTTGCCTGGTTTCCTGTTACAAAGCATTTATGATTATGGATAGTGTACATATGTACAAGCTGTTCAAATTCTTTATCCTTCACTCCAAACTCTCCTTAATATTTCTTTTTGCATTAGATAATTTCTTTTCCAAAATAACAAATACCATTTATAACCTATTGATTTAATCAATTCTCGTTTAGGCCATAATATTCCCATTTTTTTTAAATGAACCATTTCAAAGTTGAGAGCGTTTATTATATCTTTATCCATCATTTGTTTTCCGTACTTTAAATGTCAAGGATTTATAACCACAACACATACACTTCATATATGATGGAAATATATTGTAATCTATCGTTATAGAAATTCTATTACATTGGCCACACCGCAAACGCCATTTACCATTTGTATATTCTTTAATCATCATTTTCCATTCCCTCCAGAATTTCCATAAACTTTTTCGAGTTAATCCCGACCTGATGCATTTCAGAGATTAGATTATCCATAGTTTTCATACGTTCTTTTTTTGTGTAGTCTGCCCATGATTTTAATTTGCCTCTTACCATTAAATCCATATCTGAATCTTGCCTAATATACTCAGGAAGGTCTTTAAACTTTTTAACACTATGAATTCTGGCATTATACTCTACCGCATCGCCAACTACTTCAGCTTCAATTTCAGCATAAACAAACGATTCAAAACCTGCACCAAGATTCTTTTTAATCAGCTTCTTGAATTGGACAAGATCCACATTATCATAACTATGCATACCTGATATATAGTATTCATTCAGTAGTGCGTGAAATGCTTTGTTTTGTGCAGCCGTACCACTGTCAGCATCTTCAAGATTGTAATGTCTGCCGATTATTGGGGAGTCTTTCGACTCCACCATGTATTGTTCTTTTTCAAGGATTAAGATTTTCATAGGTTTTTACTGAACCCTTTAATCAGCCGATACGCTTCTCTGACAATTTCCTTAGCCTCTTCACCTTTAAGACCTCTACCGATTTCTTCCATATAGAATACAAGCTTTTCAAGCTTCTGTTTATCGGGTGCATTTTTGGCTTTTTTCTGTTCAGCTTTTAATCTGTCAGATTCTTCTTTTTCAAGTCTTAATCTTTCAGTTTCTTTTTCCTGTATTTCTCTTTCGAGTTTTTCTTTGGCTTCACGTTCCTTTCTGATAATCTCATCCTGTATCCGTTTTTCAGCTTCAACTTTTTCTCTTTCAATCCTGAGCTTTTCTTCTTGTAAGGCTTTTGCTTTATCAAGTTTTTTCTGTTCAGCAATTCTTTTTTTCTCTGCCTTTTCTGCTTCAATTTTAAGTCTTTCATTTTCGGCTCTCATGGCTTCACGTTCAGCAGCTTCCTTTTTTTCTTGTTCTATCCGGTCGGCTTCAGCTTTTCTCTCAGCTTCTTTGATTGCCTCATAATTATTCTTTACACCTGCAAGGTAATTATTCCAGACTTCATCAGGCATATTACCGAGATCTACAAATTCACCACTTGCCTCATATCTAGATAATTCCAAGGCTCTATCAATCTGTGATTTTGCTTTCTTTTCTTCCTCAATTTTTTCATAATGCAATTCAATATCTTTGAGTTTTTCTTCCTTGTCAACAACTGCAAATTTCAGAATATTATAAACTCCCTGGACTGCATTGCCTCCCCTTAAATATTCTTCTTTTAAAATTTTCCTTTCCTTATCGGCACTTACTCTGATTTTAGAAATATCAAGCCGGAGCCTTTTTGCAAGGACACATTTTTTAGGTGATATATCAAGGGCAATAATACCATTAAAAGAATCCTCAAACCCTTCCAACATTTTAACCATTGGATCAAATACAGCTTTTATCTGTTTTGCTTTACTCTCATCCAATCCTTTTAACTGTTCAGTTTCCTGTACTAATAAATCGTTCATTTGATCTCCTTTAATAAATAGCAGTTGCGATTTCTTTTAGAATATCTCTACATTCTTCTACATTAGATAAATCTTCTATTTTTAAAATATTATCTAATAAATCTAATGCATTATTAATTAAATCTTCTATCTCATTAATATATCCTTCGGCTTGTTCTTCATCACTAAAATCTACATCTTTTCTGTATTTCATTTTATCTCCTTGAGCTTTCTTAGCATTTCTGATAATTCACTTTTAAACTTTTCAACTTCCATTGTGATTTCAGCAATCATAACCTCATCCCGATTAAACCGCTTGATAGATAATTGTAGATTGTTAGAGAGTCGAGGATCGAAAGATATAAAATCACACCATTGTCTATTACCACACATCATTAAACTTTGCATTTGATAAATATAATCCCGTTTAACTTTACCGTTAATCAATGTATCAATATGAGTGGCAGTATTAGGACATTTAATTTCAATGCTACCATCTTCACCTATCAACCCATCCGGTGAAGATCCAAATAATTGAATTATATCATGATCAATGAATCCAACCTCATCAACAAAATTACCGGTTATAGCTTCATAGGCCGATCTTGCTAAAGGTTCGTTATCAGTTCCCCATTGCATTTCTTCAGATATAAATTCCTCGGCTGTTTCACCTGTTAAAATCTCACATATTAATTTAGCCATATAATTTTTCCGACTTGCAAGATATTTACCCTTAACACCTGGGACTATTCTAACTGTCTTAGAACCTGTAATTTTCCCTCTCCTGATATCATGCCATTCAGGAGTACCTTGAATAATATCTGTATAGATCATTTGATTTTTCCTTTCTGTTTATCTTTGATGACAGTAAGAATCTGCAATCCAACTTTATCATTACCAAGTTCTTTGTAAATCTCTTTCCATGTTTTGATAAGATCCTCTTTAGTCTCACAGGATTCTAACCACTGAACCTGTTGTGCATATTGAACACCATCGGCAAAAGTTAGGCTTGCTGCATCATCATCTTCATCTTCGATTGTAACACCGAAACCAGATACAAATGTGTAACGTTTTCCGTATGTCGTCATGCTACCTAATACCTGTACTGCATTTTGTTGTTTAGTTGCCTGTAAAATAGGAACGTCAAAAGAGGTTTTATCATCATGGCCATAACCGCTGATTATCAGGATTATCTTTTTCCCATTCTCTAAAGATTCTTCTTTCCATTTGTAAGAAAATTCATGCTTTGTAATAATTGGATTATGGCTATTTTGCATGACTTCAAGAGGTGTGTAATTATATCCGTATCCCTCTTTTGATCTTTTAACTGGTGGAAATTCCGCTTGCATTTTGGCAAAATGTAAATCAAAGTTTGCTTTTGCCTGTCTCTTTTTCTCTTCTACATTCATATCTATAATTTTAGCTAACTTATCAACATCAAGATCCTTATCAATTGCCATTTTCAATAATGCGCCTGATTCAGATTGTAATGGTTTTTTCTGAACTGTTACGGCCTTTGTTTTTGCAACAGATTTCTTCTTTGCAGCAGGTTTCTTTTTAGGTACAATTTTATTTTCTGATACAACTTCCATTTTCATACATACTCCTTTTCACCCATACTCATAATTTTTTTACCAATAAAAACCATAGGCCGACAACGTAACAATTGACCTTTATTTCTAATTTTTGTTCCTTTATTCCACATGGTGCCTTTGCTCGGCCATCTGCCTAAACTTTTACGTTTCATTTACTTCTCCCTTAATCTTTGAATGTTGTTTCGATTTCATTTATCTGTTCAATTAAAAACTTTTCCGTGGAGAAAAACATACAAGTAGCTAGTAGTGCCGGTTTACCTATTATGTGAGTGACAGCAATAGTTTCTATTAACTCTGATAGTTTGCTTTTAATTTCTGGATTTAATTCTTTTGTCATCATTCTTTATCTCCCTTAAATTGATATACTTCATTATCTCATACTAGCCTAGTAATGTAAAGTATTATTTTACTAAGTTTGCTATGAATAAATAATCTTTCTCTATTGCAATCTTTAAGGATCTAAAAGTCATACTTTCAATCCATCCGGGATGCATAGCTTTATGCCGGTAATATATCCATTCCTCTTTCCACAACCAGAAAGATAATTCTTCCATGCTTGTTATCTTATGACCTTTTTCGTATTTCCTTTTATACATAACAACCTCTATTTTAAAATCTTTATGCTTGCTATTACATTATTTTCAGAGCAATCATTTTTCCCTTCTATACTTCCATATCTCACATTTAAACAAGTATCATCAAGTAGATAATTATTTTCAACTAACCAATCAAGAAAAAACTTGTCAACAATAGATATTATATTCATGGTGTCATATTTTCGTTTAGTAGTTTTATAAACTGTGTAAGATATTTCTATTACTTCAGCTCTGAAGGCATATATAGAAATCGGCTTAAATAATTCTTTAACTTGATTATTAACTTGGAAATGCATATTTCTATAGATATTCAAATTAAGCATAACCTTTTTGTCAGGGTTTCTTTTCCTGGGTAATGTTACAAATAATGGTAAAATAAAAATACATGGTTCAGTTTCCATTGTTATCTCCTTAAAAGTCCGGGAGCCTATCCCCGGTTAAGGCGGGCTTGCTAATTTCTGCTTTTGCCCTTTTAGCAAGACAGGGAGTCAAACCCTGCTTATTATCTTTTTCAATGCACGGCTAACCACTAATAGTTTGGTAGATAATAGGTGCATCCCCTTGGCTTTCCTCCAAGAACCGTGTAAACCTTTGCGCTTATCTTTGCGCCCTTGCTACCGCTGTTTTTGGATTCTTCTATCCTTGGTTCACAACGAACCTATTAAAAAAATATATTGACCAATAGTAGGGAGTTCACGGCCTCCCTGTGTACGAACTACAATAAATCACATGTGAAAAGATCTCGGCTTGTTTTAGGAACTGCCATAAATTGAAAATTAACTCTTTTGTATCGACTAAAAAATTCGTGAACTAATACACCGTGATGTATTAGGTTATTCATTTAATCCCATACAGGATATTTGAATCTATTTATCTAGTGAATAGGCATAATCTGCAACTACTTTCAATGTAGATATAGTTTCTGTAATAACATTTCTATTTGATTGCATTGAATATTTTAATGTAAAATGTTGCACTTGAATAATAGCAAAACAAATAATTATTATTGTAATTAAAATATATTCTTTCATACTTCCTTCTCCTTATATCCTCTATGTGAGGGGTTTATTTATCTTCTAATAATAATTTCAGTGTAGGATACATCGGAAAATTAGATTCTGTTATAGAATCATGAGAAATACCACCTTTAATATATTTACCTTTGTTCCATAATTCCCAACCGTAAATATATTTATATCCACATCTTGAAGCTTTCATAACATAATAGGAAACTCGTTTTACCTGATATTCTTTACCGTTGATCATTACTGTATTTATTGTAAATATACGGCTAGTTTCATGAAACATGTTATTTTCCTTTAAAGAAAGATCTTTCAATACTCTTCTTAACCTGATTAATTTTCCACTGCTCATTTTTGATATCTTCTTTTATAGTTTCAATAGTATGTATTGTTTGATCATCTCTATGCCCTGTATTTTCCCAGAATTTCAGATCTTTTTTGAGTGATTTGATATTATCGGTAACTGTTTTAATTAGGATTGATTCGTTCATCTAAGCTCCTTTGCTTTGATCTACCTTTAATGTATCATACTAGCCTAACCCTGTCAACAAAATAATAAAAAAGTTTCGCTCTCAAGTCGCTTATAATGGCACTTGGAGAACTTTAATCTATTGGAGATATTAGGGGCTTGTAAACAAGTAGTTTTACTTATTGAAAGAAATCCTATATAGGTATACAATAAAACTATACAGAACTGGAGGATATTATGAAATTATCACATGAACTTGCAAAGATTTTTGAAACAGAAATAGAAAAAGTAATAGAGAAAGAAATCAATGAGCCAGATTTTATGCCACAGAAAGTATTCAATTCATGTAAAGAAAGATCAGCAGGGATGTTACAGGTTGCTATGCTACCAGTTATAAACACTTTTGCGCTTGCTATTGCAAAACATCGAAAAGAAAAGCATGGAGAAGATATGAGTAAAGAAATGGAAGCTTTATCCCTTGATCTTACAGATGAGCAACAGGAAATAGGTATTATGGGATGGTGGAGAGGTTAATATCATATAGTGAGGTAAATAGATGAGGATTGGACAAAAATTATCTATTTCATTGGGAATTATATCTATAGGTAATACAGTGAATGGATTTCTTAGAAACGAATCTCTATTTTATTATATTATGTATGTTGGAATATTCATTCCTATTATAATCATTCTATTGTTATTCCCAAAATCTCCCAAAGATACAATTATTTCCATAATTCTTTTATCATTATCATGTATTGGAATATGGTTTGGTGGTGATACAAATCTTGTCAGTGCAACACTTTTCTGCTTCGCAATTTATATAGGTATAAAAAATAAACGAACTATTTATATATATTCTGGTTTTCTTATCGTATCTATCCTTTTAAAATTCTCTTTTCTAGGTTTAAATATACCTCAATTTTTTGTTATAATGGCAGGTTCATCTTTTATTATAGTTTTATATCAACATTATATTCATCCACGTCAAAAATCAGACAACAAAATAATGGTCATTTGTCCAGAATTGGACTCGATTACAGTCGAAATCTTACAAAAACTATACTTAGGGTGTAGTGTCAAAGAGATATCAGACATGATATACTTAACTAATGATGCAGTTTCAAAGAGGATTGGAAGGGCTAGAATTACAATGAATGCAAGAAATACAAATCATTTGTTGGCGATATGTCAAGATAAAGGATATATTAGTCTAAAAATAGACAAATGATTATTAAGATAGTAATATATGGTAAGATTATCTGTCCAATCCATTACCGGGCAGATGCTTTCGAGTGCTGTCCGGTTTTTTAAAAGGATTGGAGGACTATATGACAACAGCAGAGCATGAGGATATGACATTGAAACATGAACAGATATTACATGGAGTACCTGGTCAGAAGGGAATAGTAAATAAAGTGGAAGAATTGTATGAATGGTTTTTGCAATCGAGAGGCAAGAATACAGTTATTATGTTTATTAAAGATTTGCTAATATCAGGCGGTATAATTGTATTTTTCTTAACATTGTTTGCTAAATAATCCGGGAGGATTGGACAAATGAAAGTAATATTTACATGGAAGGAAATAATTATACTTAATAGTATAGTTGAAATTGTCAGGTATCCTGCAACTTGTAAAGTCCGTAACGAGATAAACAAGCGCAGAAAACCTGATCAAATTGTTTATACTGTGACAAAACATCCAAAACCATATTATCCGCGGACTTTTCCATCAGGGATACATACAATAACAGAAATAGAATGGGTTAAAAAGGGGACTAAACGATATGAGGAATTCGGCCCTGTAATAATTAAGACGGATGCTATACGAGAAATCTTCACATGGGATCTTGACAGAGAAGGGAATTATTGGAAACCAACTGGTAAAACTCAGATTGATACAGGATATTATATACATCATACTCACAAGTATCTAACTACATATGGCTGCATTAGGGGTGGTAGTACAGAATCAGAAATGATACATATTGCAAAAATTATTGAGCCTGTTTTAGAGAATGATGATATAGTATATTTGGAGGTATTATGAGAATTAACAGCATGAAACTTACAGTTATTATAATACTTGCTGTGATGATTACTGGTACAGTAGTAGGTTTATTTTATAAAGAAATTCCAGAAGGGAACCGGGAAGTAATGTTTATGGTTCTTGGATCTCTTATTACTGGATTTATTTCGGCTATAGTTAGTTTATTTAAGAAGGAGTAATCTATGGGATTATTTAGCAAGATTTTTTCAGGTGGTGATACAATAAAAGGGACTCTTGAAGGGGCCGGGAGCCTTGCAAAAGATATCAGATCAGCAATAACAGGAGAAATGAATCCTGAAACTAAAGGCAAACTTGAAGCGCAATTATTGACATTAGAGAGTGATATACTCAAAGTCCAGGCTAATGTCATAATGGCAGAAGCCGGGGGTAAATCATGGTTACAGCGATCATGGAGACCGATAACAATGCTAACTTTTTTAACTCTTGTAGTACTTGATTCTTTCGGGGTTCTTCCTTTCAGACTGGCAAAAGAGGCTTGGGGATTACTCAAGATAGGATTAGGCGGTTATGTGATCGGGCGATCAGCCGAAACAGTTGCTAGGACTTGGAATCAACCTTAACAGGTTATTTCCATAGGGCCATTACAACGTCCACATTCATGAACAAATGGGCCGTATACAGCTCCACATTTAGGACATACCCAACCGGGATTATACACAGTAGGATACTGTGAGTTAGGTTTACATTTATAACAAAGTCCGTATGTATCTGCTGTTCCTAATTCCACTATTCCACAATTATGGCATATCATCCTAAAGCCTTCTTAATAATCCTGATAATTTTTTTTTGCTTTTCCTTAGACGGCATAAAGTATCCCTGATAGTATTTTGTCACTGTATCTATTGGATATCCTAACAATGAAGCAAACTCCATTCTATTCATTTTGAGCTTATCTTTAGCATCCTTTAAAAACTCTGCGAAACTTTCCATAAAATCTCCTTGACTTATAGGCTAGTTACATGATAATATGAATTAGCCTATTTAGTCAAGGGGAGGATAACAATGAATAAATTACTATTTTCATTAACTAAAAAAGATTTTACATTAACATGGTTTTCAGGGACTGGAGCAGGTGGACAACATAGAAATAAACATCAAAATTGTTGTAGAATTAAACACAATGAATCAGGTGTTATTGGTACAGGTCAATCTAACAGATCAAGAGTAGCAAATCAAAGAGAGGCATTTATTGGATTGACAAAAAATCCTAAGTTCAAAGTATGGCTGAATAGAAAGATATTTGAAATTGATTTAGATACTGAAGCCATAGAAAGAAAAGTTGACGAAGCTATGCAAGACAAGAATATTAAAGTTGAATATATAGGAGAATAAAATGATATTAGTTAATGCAAAATATGTTGAAAATTGCAAATGTAGGGAAGTTAATAATTATAAACAAACTAAAAAAGATGCAGAAGAAATGAATAGAATTATGGTTAAAAACAACGGTATAGGTTTATCGGCTCCACAAGTCGGGATATTTACACGATTTTTTATCATGAAAGATTTCAGAGGAAATGATAAAATTGAGATTGTAATCAATCCTGAGATAATAAAATATGGTGATAAGATCGGTACTTTTAGGGAAGGTTGTTTAACATATCCGGGAGAGATATTCATAGTCAAAAGAGCTAAACAAATAAGAGCAAGATGGTTTGATATAAACGGTATGGAAGTATATCGTAAAATGTCTGGAAGAGAATCACAAGTATTTCAACATGAGTTTGACCATATACAAGGTATAAGCTGTAAAAATAAAGGAGAATAAAATGAAAAAATGTGAATGGAAAGATGGAAAGTTTGAACCGTGTGAGGGTTTCAATCCTGTTTATGAAAGTTTTTCACAGATAATATGGTGTAACTCCTGTAATGCCGATATCCGAAAACCTGAACCGGAAAAACCACTGATAGTAAAATCGGGTGGTACGTGGGTAGCTCATTGGAAGGGTGTTGATTATTTATTAATTATGGGAACAAAAAAAGAAACTCCACCTAGTTTATTTTATACTCATACAGAAACTACTGAAGTTGCTGGAGCTTGGAAACCCTTCTCCGAAATCGAAAAAGAAGGTTTGACAGATGAGATTGCTAAATTAAGGCCGATAGTTGTTGAAGATGGATATAGTTTTAAATACATACTATGGGGAATCGATACCAGTGCATGTATATTGGCAGACAAAACCCATTCCATCTTCTGGAAAAATATAGAACAAATCAGTCTCGCAACCCCTCACGAATTACAGGCCAACTTATGACCACAGAATACAATAACAAGTTTATTCCATTCTTCCTAAGAATCACAGGAACAAAGCAAGTAAACGAGAAAACAGAGGGCAGACGAGAAGAGGAATGGGGTAATATCAAGCACAGGCCGGATGAAACATTTCACCTCCAGACAGAAGAGGAAAGGAAGAGAGATAGGGATGAATAGAGTAGAATTATTTAATGACCATTTCCAGAATTATAAAAAATATGGAATTCCAAAAGCTCAATTATTGATTGCCGATATACCATATAATGTTGGTATAAACGCATATGGAAGTAGCCCACAATGGTATGTTGATGGTGATAATAAAAACGGTGAAAGTGATCTTGCAGGTAAAGCATTTTTTGATACAGATGAAAGGTTCAAGATACCGGAGTTTTTCCATTTCTGTAGTCGTATGATGAGAAAAGAACCTAAAGAAAAAGGGAAAGCTCCATGTATGATTGTATTCTGTTCTTTCCAACAACAATTTATGTTAATAGAATACGGAATAAAACATGGTTTTCCAAACTATATCAATTTAGTATTTAGAAAGAATTTTTCACCACAGGTTTTAAAAGCAAATATGAGAATAGTTGGAAATGCTGAATATGCACTTTTATTTTATCGTGATAAATTACCTAAATTCAATAACAACGGAAACATGGTTTTCAATGTAATGGATTGGCCGAGAGATAACGAAACGCCAAAAATTCATCCTGTTCAAAAACCTATAAGATTATTAGAACGGTTGATAGAGATTTTTACCGATGAGAATGAAGTAGTAATAGATCCGGTGGCAGGTTCGTTTGTGACAGGATTAGCAGCAAAGAATATGAATAGAAGAGCGTACGGTTTTGAGATCAAAAAAGACTTTTTTAAAATGGCAAATGAACAGATTTTAAGCATTTCAGAGCCTTCTCTTTTTTATACTCAAAATAATAAAGCAAAATATAAACAACAAAATAAGGAGTTATTCAATGTCTAAATACATTAGCGACGAATGCTGTCAATGTGATGATAACATTAACCCATATGGTTGTGTAAATGCGGGCTGTCCTATCAGACAGGATTATGAACAAGGCATGGAGGAAATGGCAGCTGATTTTGACCATGATAAACGCAAGGAAGATAGATTATTGGGGGAAGAATAAAATGTCGATAAAAATAAAATGCCCTATATGTGGTAAATATAAATATTGGGATATCCCTTTTAAGTGTGCGGGAAAATATATTCAATGTCAAAATTGTTGGTCAATAATAAATAAAGAAATATTATTAAAAAGATTAAAAAGAACGGAGGATAAATGAGAGATTTAAAAGCATTAATAGACGCAGGTGTTAAGGCTCAACTTGAAAAGTTAGAGCAGAACGGGCATAAAGAAAGCTTTGATAATTTAGATGCTTGTGAATCATACTATCTTATGATGAAAGAAACAAAAGAATTGCAAGCGGAAATATATAAGACGACAACAGATTATAAAGCCACAAGGCGCGAATTTGCAGACATAGCTAATTTCTGTCATATGGGAATTTTAGCCTGTGATAAGGAAATCAATAAATGACATACCAGGAAATCATAATCAACCGGCCGGATCTGAAAAACGAAATGGAAGAATACGCCGGCAAGATGGAATTTGATAACGAACTTACCCGGGATGAGGCAGAATACGAAACAGCCAGGGTTATGCGTGAACGATATTTGATATTCGCACAGGGAAATTTGTTTTATCAAGGAGATAAAAAATGAAAGAAGAAAATATAACAAGAATTAAATTAAGTTTGAAACCAATGATCGAAAATGCAAAAAGAGAAAAGTTATTATTTAGAAGTTATTATCAAGGTGTAATTATGTCACCTGGAGAATTGGAAAAGAAGTTAGAAAATAATCAATATGTTTGGGGTCCTGTAAATTGGGAGTTAATATCTCCACAGATAGAATATGAAAGACTGGTTAAAGTTGCAAAACAGCATAATAAACATGCTGAACAATTCAGAGTAGATTATCTATTGTAAGGACATTTATTCAATGGAGGAAGATAGTGAAAGTTTTAATTGCATGTGAGTATTCAGGAACAGTTCGTGATGCATTTATCAAACAAGGCCATGATGCAATGAGTTGCGATTTGCTGCCAACTGAAACACCTGGACCACATTATCAAGGTGATGTTTTTGATATAATAGATAATGGGTTTGATTTAATGATTGGACATCCACCATGTACTTATTTATCATATGCCGGAACAGCACACTGGAATGCACCTGGAAGATGTAAATTAAGACTTGAAGGTCTGGACTTTTTCAGGAGATTATGGGAAGCACCTATTGAAAAGATTTGTTTAGAGAATCCGAAAGGTTGTGCAAGTCCGACAATAGCGAAATACTCCCAATCAATACAGCCTTATTATTGGGGTGATGAGTATTATAAAACTACGTGGTTATGGCTTAAAAATCTTCCTTTATTGATACATTATGAAGAGGATGATTTGTTTAATCAGAAAACTTCAAGCGGAAAACCAGAGCCGATATATATAAATAAGAACGGTAAAAATGTCCACTTTTCGGATGCTTGTTTGGGTGGAAAAGATAGGGCTAAAAACAGAGCTAAATTCTGGACAGGAATAGCAGAAGCAATGGCAACCCAATGGGGCGCTTGAAACAATATGACAGATAGTGTATTATTAAGTATAGGGTATCTTTTCTTGCGTGAAGATATTAAGTTATAAGGGCATTTGATATACCTGGGGAAGTCGCCAAGCGTCTTTCGCGCAAGCCGGGTATATTGAGTGCCTTTTTTATTTGAGGTGATTTATGGATAGAATAGATTGCACAATGAATCATATGTTAGGTGCTAGAATATATTGTAGTTATTATGATGTATTTTATATGCTATGTGATAGCGTAAAAGATTGCCCAGAAAATCTTGATGATGAATATGAAACATATGAAGAAGATGATGGATACAATAGTATGTATGATTGGGACGAGGATTATAAATGAAAATATTAACAAATCAAACGGTTTATCAGTGTTCTTATTGTGGTAAAAAAAATCTTACAAAAAAAGGCTCAGAGATACATGAAAATCAATATTGTAAAAGCAAAGATTCTCCTTGTAGAAAACAACTTTTAGATAATCAAGGAGAATGTAAACATTTTCATGTTGATACAAAGTGGAGTTATATTTCTGGGGAATGTATAAAAGAACCAGATTATGATTATTGTGTAGATTGTGGAATGGTATTTAAATAATGGAATGGTTTAAACATGACAGTAGTGCTTCAAGTGATGCAAAAGTAAAGAAACTTTTAATCAGATATGGTGCTTTAGGATATGCAATATATTTCCATTGCCTTGAATTAATTTGTGGTGATGTAAACAAAACAAATATAACATTTGAGCTTGAGCATGATAGCGAAATAATAGCGGATAACCTGAAAATAAAAGGAACGACAGATAAAAGCGGGATAGAAATTGTTGAAGAAATTATGCGGTATATTATCACTTTAGGGTTGTTTATATCTGAAGGTGAAAAGATATTCTGCTTTAAATTACTTAAAAGAATTGATACTTCGATGACATCAAATATTAATTTTAGAAAGCTGATAACTGAAGCTAAAACCACCAATAATCATGATACCGTCATGACACCATCATGCAAGAAAGAAGAGAATAGAAAGAATAGAAAGAAAGAAGAGAAAGATATAAAGCATAAATACGGACAATATAAACATGTGTTATTGACAGATAAAGAATACGAAAAACTAAAAAGCACCTTACTAGACTATGAAGCATGGATAAAAAAGATGGATGAGGGTATTGAGATGAAAGGCTATAAATACAAAAGCCATTATTTAGCAATACTATCATGGCAGCGTAACGAGAATAAACCGGAAAATAAAATAGTTACAGAATTTGCACCTGTTAAGTTTTAAGGAGATATCATGAATTACAGTGAGTTCATGCAAGAAATACAAAAGTATTATGGCGGTTATAAGGAAAATTCAGCAGTACCTCAATATGTATTCAGTTATTTACAGCGTGATATTAACGAATCAAAACTTGACAGGCTTTTCCGGTTTGTTACATATCATCATTCTCACAGATTTGGCGCTCCTGGGATTGCTGAGATTGAAAAAAGCATATCAGAAGCATTGTACAGAAAGAAAGGTGAGGATGTACATTCAAGCAATTTTACACCGCATGATACTGAAAGGCCGAATACTCAAGAGGAAGATAAACAAGTGGCTGAATTATTCAAACAAGGGTTATCAGAGGCATTCAAAAAACAAGTGGAAAATAAATAAAATAAACCTTGCAATAGGCTAGTATTGTGTTATAATAAGTAAGGGGATAATATGAAACGATATAAATATACTAATATGATATTTTGTGAAGAACCGGATATTGAATGGGTAAAATATTCAGATATTGAAAGACAAGATAATCTATTTAAAAAACTACATGGATGGCATAAGAAAGCATTACAACACAATTTACATTTAGGCGATCAGGTAGAACGGTATGAAATAAACATAAATAAACTTCAAAAAGGATTAAACCATATTATAAACAATAGAGATAATAAAATAAAGAAACTGGAAGAGCAGAATAGAGAGCTATTATATGCTTTAAATGATATGGCGTTAATGGTTAATCCTATAAAAAAAAATGAAGAAGGTGTTACTAAATATTATAAAGCTATGGATTTAATAGAAAAAGTAGAAGGTGTAAATAGATGATAAGTATAATATTATGTGAAGTGCAAAATCTTGGAGATCATGGAAGAGAAGTAAGCACAGCCTTAGAAGTTGATCCAAAAATAACTATTCAGGAATTAGTCAATTTAACCTTGTTTAATCCGTATCCTGAACTTCCGGCATATAATAATCATATAGAAATAAGATTGGCTAAAGCATTGGAGAATACAGATGAATAAAACATGCCCTAATTGTGGTGGAAAGAAATATATCCAAGAATTTGATTCCAGAGGATTAAGACAATATACGTGTCGAACATGCAACGGTAAAGGCACAGTACCAGTATATGAAACACCTGAAATGTACAAACAGCGAACAGGGGAAGAATGGCCTGATAATGATTCTGTGTGGTATTTAGCTGATGGTGGAGCATGGGTTTTATGTGAAAAACACATAGCTATTGAATGGCCTATGAAATATATTGTTATAGACACTAAATCAGGAAAACCACCAGCAGATTACAGACCGGAGGATTGAATGGATAAAATAATAGACGTTAAAAAGGATGGTGAATAATAAAACAATGAAACACTATTGGAGGGAGTATGAACAATGAATCTAACATTGATTAGATTATTACAAAAACTCGGCGATCCAATTATTATATTCATAATATCAGGTACATTAGCATTATTTCTTATTCTGGTTTTCCTTTTAGGCCGAGCAACAGCTTTAAATCACTTAAAAAAGCATCATATGCGAGAGATATATGATGATGAAGTCACAAGATTGAATGAAGAAAATATGAGGTTGAAATTAGATAAAAAAGATTTGTTGCATAAGAATAAATATTACATGGAGATATTTTCAGGTATGCGACATTTTATAAAAAAAGGAGAATAGAATAATGGTAATTTCATTTTCACCAGCTCTTGAAAAAGATATTGAAGAAATAATAAGTAATCATAATGTAAAAGATATATGTGAAGTATTAAGAAATGCAGTTGTATTGTATAAATATCTTATTGATGAAATATCAAATGGAAATAGATTATGTATAGCAGATTCTAACAATAGAATATTAAAAGAGCTTGTACTTGAAAATAAAGAAAGTCGGACACAAAAAATAACTGATTATAATATAAGACAAGTAACTTCATGGCTAGAAAGTAAAATTGATAGCGAAGAATTAACAGATGCAATTAAAATAGAATAATGAATAGAGATGAGGTAACTATATGAATATAATTAGAAAGTGGATATTAGACAAAATGACAGTAGATGAATTAGTAGAATATTTTGCTGAAATAGGGATAATACTGGATTTTTCTTTTGGACAGAGACCTGAATCAAGATGGTATGCTAAAAATAGTCGAATATACAGGAGGCAGAATGAAAGATATAATTGAGAAGTTGGGGATAACACCGATAGAAGACGAGATGATGTATACGACATTTGGCTATGATTTGGGAAGATATATAGAAACTGCTAAGGTCAGAGAAGTCGAACAGCAAAGAAATGAAATGCTTGATTACTTAATAAATAATATGCTTGAACGGATAGAACTCTGGATTGATACATCAAATGACAGAGGTGACAGTGAATCTATCGAAGAAATAACAATACAATGTGAACAAGCGAATCATGTATTAATCAAAATTATTGAAAAAGCAGATCCACAACATCGACTATGGGAAGAAATCAAGGAGCTATTATGATAAACTCAGAAGGTAAGGAAAACAAAAAGCAAGATACAGAACAAGAGGTAATAATAAACCTGGTTGATGATATGGTTGATAGACTAACAGAAGTGGTAAAAGAAAAGTTTACGCCTGACGAGGTGGAAGATTTTAATGATGGGACAGATCCAGTATAGGGGGAATGTGTGATAGGCGATTTAGTAATTATGAGTAACAATGCTTATGTAAAAACTAACAGTCAAGGGACATTGGAATGTTTACCAAGAATAGCATGGTACAGAACTTTACAGATATTTTGGCTTACTTATTGGCATAAAAGAAGCATAGGATATATAAGAGATTTTTATTATAAACAAGGAGAGTAAATAGATGATAAATGCAATATTAAAAACAGTGCAAAATCTTGGAGATCATGGAAGAGAAGTATCTATAGCTTTAGATATTAAATCAGATATGACAATAAAAGAATTGTGTAATCTTCATTTATTAAGTGAGTTCAATGAAAGTACAGTTCCTTATAATGTTATAGAATTAAGATTTACAAAGAAGTAGATACTTGAAAATCAATCATAAATAGGCTATTATTGATATATGCACTGAGGGAGCAAGGAGAAAGGCTTCTAGGCTTAAAGGTATAATGCCTACCTCGCCGGGTCGACGCCGGACAGTGTATATTATTCCATTAAAAATGGAGAGTAATATTAGACTATGGGTAAGCTATCTGATAAACAAGAACTTTTCTGTAATGAATACATAATAGATTTCAATGCAACTCAGGCGGCTATCAGGGCAAAATATAGTAAAAGTACAGCAAGACAGATAGGAAGTGATACGTTGTCAAAAGTTGACATTCGAGAACGCATTTCAGAATTGATAAATGAACAGTTAGGGACTCAGAGAGATGAGCTTAGATTAAAAGTTATTAGAGAATTAAACATCATAGCTTTTACAGATGTAACAAAAGATATAAATGTAGTAACAGAAACAGTCATAAGAGATGGTCAAGAATTAGAATATCAAAGAGTAGAAATTATAGACACAAAAAATAGCGAACAATCAAAAGCCATTGCAGGGATAAAGAAAACAGATAAAGGGATTGAAGTAAAATACCATGATAAGACAAAGGCTCTTGAATTGCTTGGTAAATATGGTACTTTATGGAATGATAATATAAACCTCAATATAAAAATAAAAGAACCCGATATGAGTAATTTTACAAAACAGGAATTAAAAGATCTTGCAAGACTTAATAGAAAAAGAAAATCTTGATTTAATCACTGCTATGGATCAGGCCGAAATAGAACTATCCCGTTCTGACTTCTGGGAATTCTGTAAGACACTGTCCCCCGATTATTACACAGACGAAAAGATACACCTTGAGGTATTATGCACGAAACTGCAAGCATTTTACGAGCGACGATTATTAAAACCTAATGGATTATTTCATAATAAGATGATTATCGAAATGCCTCCACAACATGGGAAATCAAGGACATTAACCAATTTCACAGCGTGGATTTTAGGGCATAACCAAGAAGAAAGAGTAATCACAGGATCTTACAATGATGATCTTGCACAAGACTTTTCTAAGTATACCAGGGACATTATACAGGCTATAAGCAACACAGGAGAGATAGTTTACTCTGATATATTCCCACATGTAAGAATAAAACGTGGTGATGCATCTTATAAACAATGGGCCTTAGAAGGGCAGTTTTTCAACTACAAAGGGACTGGTGTAAATGGAACTATAACTGGGAAAGGGGCAACAGTTAGAATAATTGATGATCCTGTGAAGTCGGCAGAAGTAGCATATAACGAAAATGCGCTTGATAAACTTTGGACATGGTATACAGGAACATGGATATCCCGGCGGGGCGGTCCTGTTGTCATGGATATAATTTGCAATACTCCCTGGGCAAGGAAAGATCCAACTGGTAGATTGTTAGATTTACAGCCAGAAGAATGGTACAGATTATCCATGCCGGTAATTGATGAGCATGAAAATATGCTATGTGATACGATTTTAGACAGGCAAGCATACGCAGAAATAGAAGCGGTTGCAGATCCTCATATCTTGGCAGCTAATTACTTAATGCAACGGCTTGATATCAAAGGTAGACTTTATTCAGGATTTAATACATACTTAAAACTACCAGAAGATACAACAGGAACGGTAAGTTATACCGATACAGCAGATGAGGGTGACGATTTTCTTAATACTATTGTTGCCAAAACACAAGGGTTATTTTGGTATGTTGTTGACGTGATTTATACGCAAGAAGCGCAAGAAGTTACAGAGGTAGAAGTGGCAGATATGTTGATTAAAAACGAAACCACCTTTGATATGATAGAATCTAATAATGGCGGTCGGGCATTTGCAAGAAATGTGATTAGGATAATTAAAGACCGCGGCTTCAGATCTTTTATTCGTTGGTTTCATCAAAGCAAAAATAAAAAAGCCAGAATATTAACACAATCAAGCACTGTTCAGAAATATGTTTTAATGCCTGAAGACTGGAAACAGAAATGGCCTGTATTTTATGAGGCTGTAACTAATTATCAGAAAGAGGGTAAAAACAAGCATGATGATGCACCGGATACATTAACAGGGCTTGTGGAAAAAACAGGCAAACGCCAAATGTCAGTAGGTAGTTTACCGATATCATTATAGGGGCAGAGATGAGAAGAAAGATAAAAAAAATATGCCATAACTGTGAACATGCAGAGTTCTACAAGTCATTTACTAGATTAGGTTCAGGATATTGCACTACATCGGAAAATAAACCAGAGATTTTAAAAGGTCAATGGAGTAGCATAGATAGTAATATGCATTGTAGATATTGGAGTAAGCAAAATAGTTTACCGATTAGCTTATAGGGGATAATTATGATACAGAGAAATAAATTGCACATAGACTTATTAGGATTGAAAGATTACAGAAGAGGATATGGATTCTATCTGATACCTACTTTCAGGATTTCAATAGGGCCATCTTTCGGATTTCATTGGCTTTTATGGGGAATGGAAATATATAAAGCAGATTCGTTTGATACTGTAGAAGAGTTTATGAATGATTAGCTTATAGGGGGAGATATGGAAATTGTTTTAATTGTAATATTAACTATTGTGGTATCACGGATATTATATAATATAGGGTATAAAAAAGGGTATAAAGAAGAAAATAATATTAATAAATTTACGGATTAGCTTATAGGGGGCGATTGTGAAATTAGAAGTTAATGAAAATAGTGAGATAATTTTAAAAGAAGTATATAGCGGAATAGGGTTTGTATCAGATGCAGGTGAAGAATTAAATATTTGTATGAGAGATTCAGGGTTTGAAATATTCTATGAAGGATATTGGTGGGAAGCAAAAGAAGGTGAAATATTTATGAGTAAACCTCCTGTTTCCAATAATACCGATACACCTATTAACGGAGGCTAAACAATGCCAGTAATAGACGATAAAACAATAAAAGAACTTGACGCAATACGGGGAAAGCGTAATTTGTTAATATGGGAGAATAGGGCGTATGTAAAGGGCAATAATCCTGAGACGTTGAATGAAGCACCACACAAGAAACCCGATAACAGGATTACAATTCCCTTTGCAAAAATGGCAGTTGAAACTCTATGTGGTTATGCAGGGCGAGCTGGTGATATTACTATTAACTGGGAGAATATCACCACTATCGAAGAGGAAGCCACGAGCAAAAAGGCCGCTAAATTAGATCCGTATATCGAACTACAAAAAGAGATTGCAGAACATAATGAAATGGAACTTGAAACATCACAGCTTTATGAGGTTGGAATTACACAGGGCGAATCATACGAATTGTTTTGGGTATCAGAAGAGTTAAAACTATCCAGTATGATGACACCTGAATATAAGAAAATACCTAATGTTGAAATAGTGCTTTTGTGGTCAAGTGATATCAAACGGAAACTTGAAGCAGCATTACGGTTTTGGGTTAGTGGAAAGAATCATTTTCTTGATGTTTATCGTCCTTTATTTTCCGAGAGATGGAATAAATTAGACGGGAAAAATACATGGATACGTGATGAAGAGTTTGACACAAAATATCCTTATACAGAAGTACCCCTCGCAATATATTCAATCAACTCTGATACAGTATCAATATTTCAAGCCGAAAAAGATATCATCACGGGTAACGATAAACTACTTAATAAGTCAGTAAATGAGGTAGACAGATTTAATGCTATGATTGCCTTATTTCCTCAATTAGTCGGTAAAGAAATGGCCGATAAATTGGTTGAAATGAAAATCATTGACGACCTTGAACAGTTCGAGAAATGGCCTCAGTATCTACAGAAAGATTTGAACGGAGTCAAAGAATTTTACACAATGGTATCAGAAAGGCTTGAAAAGTTCTTCCACAAATCAATCAAGATACCCGACTTTTCAGATGAAAACTTTGTCAATGCACAATCAGGTTTGGCTATGGCTTTTAAACTGATAGGCTTAGAATTCCTTGCAGCTAAAATTGACATGTATTTCTACAAGGGCTTAAGACAGCGTAATAAACTAATCAATGATGTAATATCCATGAACAGCAAATTCAACACGGATGATTATAAGATGGAGATAATATCAAAGCGTAATTTACCGATGGATAAACCGGCAATTATTGACATGGTGGTTAAGTTAAACGGTATATTGAGCAAAGAAACATTGTTGAAGTTTCTTCCTGAAGATATCGTGAAGGATGTGGAAGCCGAACTATTAAGACTTGAGGGAGATCAAGAAGAGGTTGATTTGGAATTGAATATAGAGGACTAATCTTGACAAGGGCTAGTATATGTGATATATTGTAAAGGTAAATCAATGCGTTGCATTGAACATAATATTTTATGGAGGTTCTGATATGAACTTAGAATTAGCAGAAGTTAGAAGTACAAAGGATTATGATTTATTTAAAAGGCTTAATTATAATAGGGAAATAATGATGCCTAGAATAGATAAAATTGTGGAAAGTATAAAAAAACACGGTTTTATTCTACCAATTTTAATAAACCAGAATTATATGGTTGTAGACGGTCAGCACAGATTAGAAGCTGCTAGAAAATGTAATAGTGAAGTGTTGTATATTCAGTTTAATATTACAGATGAAATATTGCCAATTTTAATATCAACAGTTAACACAACTAGCAGAAATTGGTCTAACGAAGATTTTCTAAATATGTGGGTATCATTAGACAAAGAAACTTATGTTTATATGAGTAATATTGTAGATAGGGAATGTTTAAGGATTTCTCATTTATTAAGAATTGCTTCAGTTACTGGCAATAAAGAAAATACGTTGACAAAAGAAAAATACAGGAAAGGTGAATTAACATTTACACATGGACAAAGAGAAAAAATAGCTACTAGGATAAAACATTTAAATGATATACGTGATAGTAGCGAATCGTATAAAGGATTTAGAAATAGTGGACCATTTATAGCCGCTATTTTAGGGGTCATAATAAACCTTGATTACGACCATAAAAGGATGATGCGTGTTTTATATGAATCACCTGGAAGTATAGCTAAATGTAAAATTAGTGCTGATTATACAGAAGTATTTTCAAGTTTATATAATAAGAGATTAAAAAATAGGATAAAATTTTCTTCTGGATTATAAATCACAAAGCCCCTTCGGGGGCTATTATCAGGAGGCAATATGAGTGAAATATCAAAAGTATTCCCGATAGATTTGACAGTCTATCCACCACAAAAAACATTTAGTGAAGTTTTTAATGATTCATATGACAAGACACATAAGAAATCATTTCTAATTAAAAAGGCTATTATACAATTCTTTAAGAGAATAGGATATATTATTAAACTATGAATTTAGAACAAATGGGTTTAGAAGGTTTCGACCTCACAGCAAAAGAAGTCAAAGCGCTAGAGCCTATTATCATCAAAGAATATCAAACAGCACTCACAGCAATCAATAAAGATTTACGCAAGATATACGATAAAGTATTAGGCGATAAATCACCTGCTCAGATTGCAGCGTTAATAAAAGCAAATCCGGCATTCCTCTTCACAGAAGCAGCGAAGTTTAATCGCCTTACATCACTTGAAAAAACAGTCAAAGATATCTATCTAAAAACATCATTAAAAGCAGCAAACCAGACGGTCGAAGCCGGGAAGCTATCAACAATCAATAACTTTTTCAGGCAACAATTCGCTTTAGACTTTGCAAGCATAGAACCGTTATCATTTGCCGTACTTAATCCGTCAGTAGTCGAAGCCTCAGTGTTAGGGACTACTAAAATATGGGATGGTTTGAGAAAATCTGTTCAAGACAGGATCGAGGCAACTTTCGGCAATCCTACAAAATACGTACCCCGACACGGGACATTATCAGCGACTTTGATTAAAAACAGGGCGTCCGATTTGGCAAGTATTAAGACAGCGATAAACCAGGGGCTTATTCAAGGGAAATCATTTACCCAAACTGCAAAGGATGTCAAGAAGGTTTTAGACGGATCCGCCTCGCAAGCATTACGAGTGGTTAGAACGGAATCAGGCCGTAACATGAATTCAGGTGCTTATGCAGATCACAAATACGGATTATCTCAAGGGCTTGATATTAAACGTAAGGCGATAGAAACACTTGACGATAGAACACGGGCGCAAAGTCAATTCATAGATGGAACTTTGACAGATGAAAACGACCAATTCACTTATCCTGGAGGTCTTAAAGTTGATATCATCGGAAATAGTGGAGTTGCCGGTTTTGATATTAACGAAAGAGGTCGATCTATAGAAATTATTGACGATCAACCACCTGAGACAAGAACAGGCAGAAATCCGGTAACAGGTAAAAATGAAACCATGACATTCAAGGATTTCGATACATGGGCAAAAGATAATGGCATGGTACAGAATAAAACCGGTCGATGGGTGCTCAAATAGTTTTTATTTTCCTTGACTTAGGCTAGTATTAAGAGTAGAATAGAGTATATAATTAAATTATAATCCCTGAAATATAGGGCAATATATAAGGAGGCGACATCATGACATTAGTAATATTTTGGATTGTATCAATTGTAGTAGCAACAATGATAGGAAACCAAAAAGGTAAAGGCGGAGTAGGGTTTATTTTAGGACTATTTTTATCATGGTTAGGGGTTATTATAGTTCTTGCTATGAAACAAGAAGAGGACAAGGAGAAATCATGAACGAATGGAAAGAGCTACAGATCGACAATTTACCGCCTGATATTTTAACAGGGGGTTATGAGTTTTATCAAATAGGTGATGAAACAGGAAGGCGGTTATATTTCAAGACTAGAATGGAAAGAATGGATATTATAGAAACAGTGATAAAGTTCGGCACTAAATACCGTTACCGCAAACCAGAACCCAAAGCACCAACACATGAGGAGATAACAAAATCAGATTTGTGGTGGAACTTTACTGATAAGGATAGAGGATGGCTTAAAATACTTTATTATATGGATGGTCTATACTATTTCCCAGATCCTTTTGATAATGATTTTATAGCCTTCACAAAAAAAGAGTTCATAGGCAGAGAATCAGCAGACATACCACCGGAATAAGGGGAAGATGATATGAAAGTTATTGATAAAATTTTATTTTTTGGGATTGCCGGAATGTTCTTTATTGCTCTTGCATATTTAGCAATTTAGATATCTTAACACTCTTTAATGATAATCAATCAAGCACCTTAACGGGTGCTTTTTTATTGCACTTGACCTTTTTTAGTAAAGTGATATATTATTATAATAGGGTTGTGAGAGGAAGGTAGTGCCCTTCCCACCTCCCAAAGTTTAGCCGTGGGGAATAACCGCAGGGCAGGAGGCAACATGGGACAGATAGCTGATTATGTAAAAGAAAACTTTACACCAGCAGAAGGAATAGATTTATCTGAGGTTGAAAAACTTGAAAAAGATCTTGATCCATTATCAGGCATAACCACACCAGACCAAGCACTTGATTTTATGGGGCGCAATCCGTTATTTGAAAAGGGATTGAAGAAACATGAAACACAAGCGATTGAAAAGCATGATTCAAAGTTCAAAACTGACAAATTACCGGGGTTACTCAAAGAGGAAAGGGAAAAAGCAATCAAGGAAGCCAACCCAGAAGAAACACCAGAACAGAAACGAATCAGGGAACTTGAGGATAATGCAAAGGCGAGAGATAAATCTGATGCTGAAAAGGACTTGAAAATAGCACTTGCAGCGAAGGCCAAAGAAATTGGATACACCAGAGACATTGATATGTTTATGCATCTTGGTGATAAAGCAGTTGAAACTATGGAAGCCTATCATTTAAAAAACACAGAATATCTTAAGGAAGAAAAAGAAAAGATTCAGAAAGAATTATACGGTAATAACACACCGCCTAATAAATCAGAAATAGAAACACCGAAAGATATTGATGAACAGATAAGAACAGCAAGAGAGGCAGGGAATGCCGGGCTTGCTTTGACATTACTAATGAAAAAAAATAAAAAACCGCAGCAGTGACAAATTGTCCTGTTGCATAGGAGGCCACAATGGCTAATGTATCAGGACAAGGAACACTTTGGAACTTGCCTAATTTCGCAGGGCAGTTATTCACAGCTTCAGAGATAGCAACACCATTTTTAGATCAGATCACCATGGCAGGCGATGTTCAGGCTAATGAATTCGCAATGAGTTCAAGTTATGACCAGGAAGCAGCAAGTCAGCCAGCAATCACAGAGACAGCTTCATTAACCGCACCAACTGCAACCGGATATGTCAGAAGTAACGAGAAAAATGTTACTCAGATATTTCAGGAAAAAGTCAGTGTATCTTATGTTAAACTGTCAAATGCAAACAGACTGAAAAGAGTCGAGGTATCCACAAGTGGATTCGCTTATGATGAGGCCGGTGAAAATCCTGTACAGGATGAACTTGCATTTCAGATTCAAGCAACAATGAATCAGATAAAAATGGATCTTGAATATTCTGTATTAAACGGGGTTTATCAGCTTCCAACATCCGCAGGTGTGGCAGCAAAAATGAGAGGTATCATAACCGCAAGTGTTACTAACACAGTAGCAGCCGGTAGTGTTGATATTACCCGTACAATCATGGATTCACTCTTTAAAGAGATGGCTGACAATGGCGCATTTACTCAGGGTGGAAGTTTTACCATTTTTGTTGATGCGTGGAATAAGCAGAAATTGACAAATGCTTATGATTTCGTACCGATGGATAGAACTATTGGTGGATCCGCTATACAGCAGATTATCACTGATTTCGGTACAATGGGGATCGTTTATGTTCCTAGAGTACCTGCAGCAACTATTCTTGTAGCTAACATGAGCAAACTTGGAATGGTTTTTCAGCCTGTACCTAATAAACCAGCCGGCGATAATAGAGTGACTTTGGAACTGCTTGCTAAAACTGGAGCCTCAGAAGATTGGCAGTTATTCGGTCAGATGGGTGTTGACTATGGATCTTCATTTTTCCATGGTACAGTAACCGGAACAAGCACAAGCTAGGGGGCTTAATATGTCAGTAATAAATAAACAAGAGGGCATTTCCCCTGTAGTGAAAGAGGCTTTTTTGCTTCGTGATTTAGCAAGTGCCGGGGATATGGTAATAGTCATAGACCCCGAAACTGTTGATAGGACTATAACGACTTCGGCATGGACAAGAGATGTAAAAATCTCTGTCCAGACAGCAGCTGGAGCAGTGCATACATGGCTTGATGGGGCATTCGCAACAATACTATCAATTGCAGATACTGGCGGGGGAACCGCTACAATAGTCTCAACCACAATGACACTTGTCGAAGGCGAGGTGATTGTAGTTGTATCAGGCGACGCCGCAACATGGGCTAACGGTGAAACAGACACATTGACAGTAGCTAACACTACTATTTTGGGATATACCGTCACCGGCGGTACTTCAGTAGAAACGTTCAATACTTAGGAGGTAGAAAATGTTTAATCAATTTAGTCAAGTAAATGATAGCCTGGTATTGATAGATGAAAATCTACCTTTCAGATGGTTGGATGCATGGGGTAATAAAGTTGCAAAATATATCCCGTCAAATGGTATACCAACAGACGACTCGACCGGGGAAATGACATCATGGATCGCGACCGAGACCGGAACCAATACGACTGTTAATAGCGTAACGGCAAATAGTCTTATTACCATGACAACCGGGGCGACTGATTTTAACGGATATAGCTCCCAGGTCAAAGGTTCAGCTTTTGCAGCAGTTTCAGCAAAACCGTTTTATTTCGGTGCGAAGATGAGCCTTGACGAAGCAACAACTTCAGACTTTCTTTTTGGTCTTTGCGGAGTCGATACAACCTTAACCGCTGCAGATACGGGCCATGCAATAGCAGTCTCAGCAGGCGGGTTTTTCTTCAATAAATTGGATACCTCAACAGATATAACTTTCTATGTTTATGCAGCAGGG